CATTATATCATTGATTTAGTATCTTTCTTTGTTATATATCCATTACCATCAAAACGCTCAAAATCTGGAGTGTTAGATCCAAAAGTTTTTTTGATAACTGCCATGTAATCATCATTTACTTCAAAACCAGTAACTTCTTTCTCAAAGTTTCTTCCAGCCTTTGTACGTTCCCTATTTGCAGAAGGAGTTTTTAGTTTATTATCTCTATAGAATGCATCTCCATTGCTCTGATAGATGTATTCTTTTGATGCCCACTTGTACTCTCGCAAATCTTGCCATGCACTGTTGGCAGTTTGATGAGTGATAGACCAACGTTGCCAATTTGGGGTATCAAAAAATGCCCAGACATTTTCCTCAGGTTCTACTGGATGTAGATTATATTGCTTGGCACATCTTAGAGCAACGTACTGATATTTGAGCATAAAACTCCACGCCCAATGCCATTGCTTGAGATTAGGGTGTTTTGTGTTTAGCACAACATTGACTGAGGGAGCCATTATTTTGATATTTTGTTCTGGAGTGTTTAGTCTAAAACTAGCATTACGTTGATCTTGTGTATAGATAAAAACTCTACCCGTACCATATATTTGATCACCTATTTCACCAGTAACAAAAAAATTATTAGGATCATTTACATATGGGGTAATACAATCGTCATCTCTCTTTTTGTCTCCCGAACAAATATGAGAACTATGAGGAATTTTATCTGAATAATTATGCTGGACAGGTGTTGCCAAACTATGTTTTTGGATATCTTTATAACCAGTCGCACATTCTGCTATAGATCCACTATCAAAGTGAACCACAAAAGGAATCTCTGCTCTTATAAAAGCATACAATACTACTGTACTATCAATTCCACCAGACCATAGTAGGTTTATTGTTCGACCACGTGCTTTCTCAACTAAGATCTCAACGGCATCCACACATACTTCTTCCACAGTCATATCAGTGAAGAAATTTTCTGGCAGTGGTGATAAAATTTTATATTTACGCTTAGTAGGTAGTTTATCAGCCCTACAAACAAATCTAGTATTGTAATAACAATTGATATATTTTTCGTGTGGATAAAATTTCATTCCCATTCGTAACGGAGAAGACTTATCCCGAATTCTATCTGGTAAATATTCGGATCCCCAATGCCATGCAGCATGCATAATATATTAGTAGATACAAAAAAACCGGGACAGATGCCCCGGTTATTTATTACGGTATAATCCCGAGGATTACTTGGTGTTCTTGATACTATCAAGCAAACCATCAGAGAACATGTCCGAGAACTGATCGTACAAGTGTGCAGTTGCATCCTTGAAACGTCCACGTTCTGCGTCAGACATGGTGACAACAGTGATATCTTCTTCTTTACACTGAGATTTTACAACATCGATGTCTTCAACAGACCAGACACGCTCAGCACGTGCTGCGTCAAAGGACGCTGCTTCGATTTTTCCTTTCAACTCTTCGTCAAGAGTCTTCCAGAAGTCGCTTGCAACGATGATTGAAGTAAGGAAGAGACTATGCTCTGCGTCATTGATAGTGTCCATACACTCGTTTTGCTTCAGACCGAAGAAACGAGGATAGGTAGACTCACCACCAACAATAGCACCTTCTTGAACACCTTCATTGATCTGTTCAAGTTCAATTGGTACAGGGACTGCACCAACTGCTTTTAGGGTCTCTTGAGCAATAGGAGACTTGTTACAACGGAGATGAACTCCTTCAAAATCTTCAATTGTGGGTAATTCCTTGTTAGCAGGAATCATGCGGAAACCACCAGAATAGGTGAATGCAAGACCCTGAACATTGGAATCCTTATTTAGTCCGTCGAGAAGAGATTGCCCAACCTCACCTTCCAGAACATTTTTTGCGTGGTCATGGTCACGGAACAAGAAAGGCATATCAAGTGCCCACATGTCCCGGTGATGCTTCCTACCAAGTGTAGACGTATACATCTGCGACATCTCTACTTCACCAGTCTCCATCAATTCAAGGAGATCATGTTTGGTGATTGTAGCGCCACCCTTATACTTGTCCGAATACTCAGAAAGAGTTAGAATTTCAACGTTGAGTTCTCCAGGAGCACATGCTTCCATGGAAGCTTTGAAACGCTTTGCTGCTCTGAGGAACAATTCAATTGGTTCATGAGCAAGAACCCAGCGAATTGTTTTCATTGGATATAAGACTCGATTACATGGGTATTTATAGAAATTTATTAGATAACTACGCGGTCACCAGCAGTAGTGGTACGACGGTTCCAATCACTACGGTTCCACAGACGCTCATGTAGGAGGTAAAGTGTAGAGTTGATTACTAATGCCATCAGTCCAATAGTAAGACCCTTCCAAGGATTACCGGAGACGATCCAACCAATCAGTGAGTTGGTAACCATCATCCAAGAACGCCAGGTGACCGCTTTAGCGATAGTCCGAGGAAAACGCTCGAACCACTTAGGGGATGCGAAAGACATGTTGATAAAAAATTACTATTATTACAAAGACGATCTTTACTAGAGGCAGCATCACTCCTCGTTTCTATACCCAGTATTTTACTATCGGATGAACTTGTTTGTCAAGTTCATGATTCTTAGGATACTGGTGAAGAAGAGCAATTGATTTATTTGCTCTTAGTTGAAAACTATTCAATTGGTTAGGAGATTCACCGTCTCTATAAGAGTAGATACAGTGAGGCAGTTGAGTTCTTTTTATCTTTTCGTTATGATAAAAGTCATCTGTTCCAGCATAATTTGTCACAAATTGTTTAGGTGACTGCATGAAATAGTTGTGAACTTCTGTTGCGTCCTTCCAAACAATTATAGATGAATTATATAGGGATTTTTTAGGATTACGCATTTTGAATGGAACTCCTTTCCAGGTAGAGTAGACTAATGCAAAGTTTGCATCATGCTCAAGAACCCCAGATATATCCCCATGTATGATAACATCAAGATCAAAAAAGATTTTCCTAGTATAAAAAGAAATATCTGGATGAACAAACATTTGGATCTTCCACCATGCTGGCCACCAGTTTTCCCAAGTTAGATATTCAGATACATCAATAGAAATAACATTGACTTCTGAGTTGATGTTTGATGCGTCATCAGTAAAGCAATAAAAAGGTGCATCTGTTTGAAGACGCACCATATTATAAAGTTTGTTTACGTATTGAGCATCAAATTTGTTACCAATTTTGATACATGTGATGCAGTAATCAGATGTCACCTTGCTGACGATTCTCCGAATAAAACTCGTTGAACGTACCCTCAGGGAAACGTGCTTCTAGTTTCTTGACGTTTGTATCTAGCACATCATTCATGTCAACATCCAATGCCAGACATGCTTGTGCCACATACCACATCACATCCCCCAATTCTCGTTTTAGGTGGTACAAGTTTTCTTCATTAGCAGGTTTGCCTTGGAAAATCATTTTCTTTACGATCTCCATAAACTCACCACCTTCAGCAGAGATGCCTACAGCAGCAGTTAGAAGACGTTGGATTGCAACATCACCACCAAGTTCTTGCAAACGGTAAATGAAAGCATCAAAATCTTGAGATTCTTTGCTTGTCACTCCGTTGACAAAACGTTGATAGTTTGTAAAATTTACTCCCATTTGAAATCGTCGAATTTAGATTTAGACTTAGTGTTGTCTTCTTTTGCATTGTACTGCACTTCTACGATATCGTCAACCAGGTCATCCTGTGCTGTCTGCTCGCAGTCGTACAATCTCATTTTGGCACGGTCAATCCCAACTACAAATCTCTTGTTCATATTGATATCGTTATAACGATTCTTCAACTGCTTGACCATAATTTGATTGAGTTGTTCCATCTCCTCTGTACTGACCAAAGCAAACATAAGATCGGCAGTAGCAGGAAGACCAAAAGACTCTGAAGTATCTGTCAGGTTAGGATCAGAACTACCATAACCAGATCGTGTGGTTTGAGTAGCAGAGACAATAGGAACACCCAACTCCACTGCTAGACCACGCAGTTCTTCTGCAATCGCCTTCACATAAGTGTAACTATTGATGTTAGTAGCACCTCTGTATCGTGCCGATGCACAGATGTTTAGATAGTCAATGAAGATAATATCGGCAGCAAAGTTCTTCTTCATCTTTAGTTCCTGCATCAGGGCACGGAAGTGTCCAGAGTGTGCAGAAGCAGTCGGATACTCCTTGACAATCAAATGTCCTGTAGTTTTTGCAGAAATCTTTGAGATCTTCTTTGAGAATACTTGTTCAGGGAGATCCTGTATATCTTGAATGTTGACATCAAGGAGATTAGCATCAATTCTTTCTGCAATCTTTTCTTCAGACATCTCCAATGTGATGTATAAAACGTTCTTTCCTTGAAGAAGAACACTAGCAGCAACGTGACACATAAACAAAGACTTACCAACACCTGTGCCAGCTAGAGCGATGTTGAGTGTCTTATCACTGAGTCCACCCGATGTAATCTTATTGAAGTAATCAAGATCAAAAGGAATTTTATTTTCAACTCGGTGATAATATGCGTAACGATCCTCCGAGTCATCAATGTAGTCATGACCTACATGCTGATCAAACCCTACCGCAAGAGCATCGGAAAGGATACCTGGGATAGCATCAGGAGAAAGTTTATCATCATTCCCATCAGCAACTTGAATACTCTTGATCAGAGCAAGGTATATTGCCCTATCCTTACACCACTTTTCAGTAGTATCAAGTAACCACTGAGAGTTAGATTTCTCCTCCAAATCTAAAGAAGAAACTAACTGCTCAATCATCTGAAACTCTTCTTGAGTAACATCTGTTCGAGACTCTATCTCAATGTGAATTGCTTCTTTTGTTGGAATAGTATCGTATTTTGTTAG